CGCAGGGCTGGGCACGCGCCTCGCCCGCACCATCCGCTCGGCGGTCTATCCCAAGGGCATGGCCTCGCTGAACGCGGCGACGATGGTCTGGACAAACGCGCCGGAGCCTATCGGCGCGTTCGAGCGGGGCGCGATGATCCGGTCCAAGAGCGGCTTCTATCTCGCGATCCCCACGCCCGCTGCTGGTGCCAAGGGCTTCGGAAACAAGCGGATCACGCCGGGCGGCTGGGAACAGCGGACCGGCCTGCAGCTGCGCTTCATCTATCGCCGCGGCGCGCCGAGCCTCTTGGTCGCAGAATCGCGCCTCAACACCAAGGGCCGCGCGGTGGCGTCCCGGTCCACGACCGGGCGCGGCGTCGCGACGGTTCCGATCTTCATCCTCGTGCCGCAGGTCAAGCTGCGCAAGCGGCTCGACCTCGCCCGCGACGGCGAAGCCTGGGCGAACCGTGTACCGGGTCTGATCGTCTCGAACTGGAAGGAAGGCACCTGATGCCCAGCAAGAGCGAAGCCGTCCTGCAAGCGCTGAACGCCGCGCTGGCGACGAATCTGCCCATAGGGGCCAAGCTGCTGCGCAACTCGGTGCTGCCCGAACGGGTGCCTGCCAAGGGCGTCATGATCCTGCGCGACGGAAACCCGGGCACGCCGGAGGCTCTGATGTCGCCGCCCCTTTACGTCTACGAGCACCGCGCCGAGGTCGACGTGGTGGTCGAGGGCAAGGAGGCCGCGCTCGAGGCCGCTTTCGACGCTCTGAAGCTGGCTATCCACGCCGCCATCAAGGCGGACCGCACGCTCGGCGGTCTCTGCGACTATGCCATCGGGGAATCACCTGCTCCGATCAATCTGGCCATTGAGGGAGCCGAAGGCTTCAAGGCCGCGACCATTCCGGTCGTTCTCACTTACGGGACCCCCGATCCCCTTCTCTGACCCACGAAAGGAACACAGGACATGGCACGCGCACAAGGAGCGCGGGCGCAGATGGCGCTCGCCTACGAATCCGTCTACGGCACGCCGCCCGCGAGCGGTTATTTCAAGATGCCCTTCGCCAGCTCGACGCTTGGCGCGGAGCAACCACTGCTCGAGTCGGAGCTTCTCGGCTATGGCCGGGATCCGCTCGCGCCGATCAAGGACGCGCTCACCGCCGACGGCGATGTGGTCGTCCCGATCGACGCAAACGGCTTCGGCTACTGGCTGAAGGCGGCGTTCGGCGATCCGATCACGACCGGCGCGGAGGCTCCCTACACCCACGAGTTCCGCTCGGGCGGCTGGACTCTTCCGAGCCTCTCCATCGAGATCGGCACGCCCGAGGTGCCGCGCTTCGCGATGTACGCGGGCTGCGTGGTGGACCAGCTGTCCTGGCAGATGCAGCGATCCGGCCTGCTGACCGCATCCGTCAGCCTCGTGGCGCAGGGCGAAACCCCGGCGACGACCACCGGCGCGGGCACGCCGACCGATATCAGCCTGCTGCGCTTCGGGCACTTCAATGGCTCGATCAAGCGCGACGGCGTGGCGTTGGGCAACGTGGTCTCGACCCAGATCACCTACTCCAACAACCTCGACCGCATCGAGACGATCCGCGCCGACGGCAAGATCGACGGGGCTGATCCGTCGATGGCAATGCTCTCCGGCAGCATGGAGGTCCGCTTTGCCGACACCACGCTGATGGACCAGGCGATCAACGGCACCGATTGTGCGCTTGAGTTCGCCTACAGTCTGCCTACCGGCGAAAGCCTTACCTTCACCGTGCACTCCGTTTACCTCCCGCGCCCGCGCGTCGAGATCGGCGGGCCGCAGGGCGTGCAGGCCACCTTCGATTGGCAGGCGGCAAAGGACAGCATCGTCGGGCGCATGTGCACCGTCGAGCTCATCAACGACGTAGAGGATTACTGATCATGCTGAAGCTTGACCTCTCGAACGCGCCGCGCTGGCTTGATCTCTCCCCTGGCGTGCGGGTGCGACTGCTCCCGCTCACCACCGCCCTGATGGTGACGACCCGAAACGATCCGACCATCGAGGCCCTTCCCGAAGGCGCGACGAACGAGGATCGCGCACTGGTCTTTGCCAAGGCTCTGGCGCGGCGCGCCGTGCTGGAATGGGAAGGCGTCGGCGACGCGGACGGCGAGACGCTCGATCTCTCTCCAGAAGGCATCGACGCCCTGCTCGATATCTGGCCGATCTTCGAGGCGTTTCAGGAGGGCTACGTCGCGAAGGCGCTGATTCTGGAACAGGAAAAAAACGTCTCCGCGCTCTCGCTGACTGGCACTTCAGCGGGGGCGACCGGTACTGCGAAGCCTGCCAAGGCCCGTGCCCGGAGTGCCCGGCGCGATTGAACAGGCCATGGACGTTCGAGGGCGTGCAGGTCTGGGACCTCGTCGGACGCCTCGGCGGCCAGCTGCGGGCAACGCAGCAGACAATCCTCGGCTGGGACATGGGAGCCGCGCTGGCAATGGCGCGGGCGCTGGGCGTGAACGGCCTCGCGGCGATGGAGATGCTGCCCGAAATCGAGGCGGTGATGGTGAAACGAGTCAACGAACGGATCGGAGGGCAGAATGAGTGAAAAGCGCGTGTTCGTGCGGCTCGCGGCCGTAGGCGGACGACAGGTCAAGGCGGAGCTGCAGGGCATCGGGGAAGCGGGCGGCCGTGGCATGCGCCGCCTGTCGACCGAGATCGACGCGGCCAACGCCCGCCTTGCTGCATTCACCCGGCGCGCTCGCATTTTCGCCGCGGCCGCTGGCGCTGCTGTCGCCGCCGCTGGTGTTGTCATGATCCGCTCCGGGCTGCAGACGGTCGATGCGCAGGCGAAGCTGGCGCAGTCCCTCGGCACGACGGTCGAAAGCCTGCAGGTCCTCGAGCGCGCGGGCGAGCTTGCTGGCGTGTCCATGTCCGGGATCGAGCAGGCCACCAAGGACATGACCCGGCGCTTGAGCCAAGCCGCAGCCTCTGGTGGGCCTGCGGCGGCCGCGCTGGACCGGCTGAACCTCTCGGCCGAGACGCTCATGGGCATGCCACTCGATCAGCGGATCGCTGCGGTGTCAGCGGCCATGACGGAGTTCGTTCCAGAAGCAGAGCGCGCCGCCGTGGCAGGGCAAATCTTCGGCGAGGAAGGCTCGATCGCCATGTCGCGGATCGACACCGAGACGCTGCGCCAGGCGACGCAGGACGTGCGGGACTTCGGCATCGTCGTCTCCGAGCAGGATGCCGACCAGATCGAGCGCACCAACGACGCGATCTCACGCCTTGGCCTGATCTGGCGCGGTGTGTCGAACCAGCTGGCGGTTGCTGCCGCGCCCGCGCTCGAGGCGGTTGCGGATGCCATGGCGGCCATGGCGCGCACCACCGGGCCGCTGGGCATGGCTATTCAGGGCCTCTTCGCGAACCTCGGTCGGCTGACGACCTACGCCACCACCTTCGCTGCCTTCCTCGCGGGCCGGTGGGTGGCCGGGCTTGCCGCCGCCGCGCTGTCGGTGAAAGGCCTTGCGACGGGCTTGGTCGTCTTGCGCGGTGCGCTAATCCGCACCGGCATCGGGGCGCTGATCGTCGGCGCGGGCGAGCTCGTTTACCAGTTCACCCGACTTGTCTCGGGCGCTGGCGGCTTCGGCAACGCCATGAGCCTGCTGAAGGACGTGGCGGTCGAGGTCTGGAACCGCGTCTCGCTGAGCGCCAGCGCCGCCTGGGCGCGCGTGGAATCCGGATGGGCCTCGGCGCAGGCGGTGATTTACGACGGCCTGCAGGTTGCGACCGACGCAGTGGTGGGCTGGGGCAACAGCGCGGCCGGGACGTTTCAAGGAGCCTTCGACGCGGTCAAGGCGATCTGGGGCAGTCTGCCAGGTGCGATCGGCGACTTCGCTTTCCAAGCGGCGAACAGCCTGATCAGTGGGATCGAGTCGATGCTGAACGGCGTCGTGAACCGGATCAACAACTTCCTGAGCGGGCTAAATAACGCGCTGGCCTCGCTGCCAGACTGGATGCAGCCCGAAGGCGGCCTGAGCCTTGGCCTCTTGGACCCCGTTCAGCTTGGCAGGGCGGAAAATCCGTTTGCGGGCGCAGCCACAGCGGCGGGCAATGCGGCTGGTGAAGCCTTCCGCGCGGCGATGGGCCAAACCTACGTCGACTCGCCGAACCTCTTCGGAGGAATGGCCGACGACGCGCGCGGTCGGGCCTCCGGCTATTCTGAGGCCGCTGGAATGCTGTCAGACGCCGCCTCGCGCCCCATGACTGCTTGGCAGGCGCTCAAGGACGCGGTCTCAGGCACCGGCGAGGAAGGCGCGGCCGCGCTCGACAGCGCTGCGGACTCGGCCGACCGATTCAACGGCGCGCTCGAGGAAACCGAGGAACAGGCAGGCCGCGCAGGTGGTGCCGCGCGTCAGGCGGGCGCCGACGCGGCCGAGGGTGCAGATGCAGCAGCCACCGGGTGGCAGGCGGTGGCGAATGCGCTCAGCGAATATGCGGACAAAGCCCGCGATATAGGTGCAGACGTGGGCAACGTGCTGGTGAGCGCGTTTCAAAGTGCCGAAGACGCCATTGGCAATTTCGTGAAGACCGGCAAGCTGGACTTCAAAGGTCTGGTCACATCGATGATCGCGGACCTCGCCAAGCTCGGCGCGCGGAAGTTCATCCTCGGCCCCATCGCCAATGCGCTCGGCGGCGCGCTGGGCAACCTCGGTGGCATCTTCGCGAATGTCTTGCACTCGGGCGGCATGGTAGGAGGCGCCGCTTCGTCCCGCATGGTTCCGGCCATGGCCTTCGCCAACGCGCCCCGGATGCACGAGGGCGGCTGGGCCGGTCTGAAATCGGACGAGGTCCCGGCGATCCTGCAGCGCGGCGAGCGCGTGCTCTCCCGGCGTGAGGCGCGCGGATACGGCGGCGGTGGCGGCGTCACGGTCAA